GTGGAATACGCACTCCAGGTACTGCTTTATTAAGCCAATGAAGCAGAAGGATTCGGTTATAAACAAGAACAGTAAGGAGGAGCCACTGATGGGTACCATTGTCTATATAAATCAAGAGTTGCTAGATCTCGGTCTAAGCATTGGAGATGAGATCTCGTTTGAGCCAGACAGTGAGTACCCATTCTATATAAATGATGAGAAGTTGTACAGGATGACCACCAAAAACATTACAATCAAATGGACCACAACATAATAAAACAAAAGATTATTGCTGCTGGATACAAGGCTGTAAATGAACTAATAAAGGTTGCAGAGGACGAGATTATAACTGGTATGGAGACAGACCTGTCTGCGGACAAACTAAAGAACGCGGCAGCTACGAAACGCTTGGCTATCGAGGATGCCTTCCAGATACTTAATAGGATAGAGCAAGAGAACGACAAACTTACCGAAGAGGTCAAGGTGTCAGAACCTAAAATACAGGGATTTGCAGAAAAAAGATCAAAATAATCTATATACTAGGCTTAGCGAATTACTTCCAGCTAATACCATACACATGAAGAATAAGGCCAAGTCTTGGGCCTATGGTTATGACGAGAAGCACGATCTGGTTGTTATATCTAAGGACGGAACCATCGGTGACATATACGAGATAAACGGTCTCAATATAGCGCTGCCATCCGTCCCAAAAATTGTGTATAAAAGGGACGAGAAGAAGGAGAATCAGTACTGGGAACCAGCTGACTATCCTAGGGAACTATCAAATATAAAGTCTATATTCCAGTGGCACACGATGTCAAAGGAGTTCAAGGCTAAGTGGGTTGACTACATAGAGGGAGAGTTTGACCGTAGGGAGAACGGGTTCTTCTTCAAGAATAACGGGATAGATACGTACATAACTGGTTCTCAGTACATGTACCTACAGTGGACAAAGATTGACGTTGGACTTCCAGACTTTAGGGAGGCTAACAGGATATTCTTTATATTTTGGGAGGCGTGCAAGGCTGACGACAGGTGCTTCGGTATGACCTACCTGAAAATCAGACGTTCTGGTTTCTCGTTCATGGGATCAAGCGAGCTGGCTAATATAGGAACACTTGCAAAGGATGCAAGACTTGGCATACTGTCAAAGACTGGTAACGATGCCAAGACAATGTTTACTGACAAGGTTGTACCTATTGTGAACAACTACCCGTTCTTCTTCAAGCCGATACAGGATGGTATGGACAAGCCTAAGACAGAATTAGCGTTCAGGGTTCCTGCGTCAAAGATTACAAAGAAGAACATGTACGAGGATGGTGATGTTGAGATCGAGGGCCTTGACACCACAATTGACTGGAAGAACACAGGAGACAACTCTTACGATGGTCAGAAGCTACAGCTACTGATACATGACGAGAGCGGTAAGTGGCTAGCACCAGATAACATCCTGAACAACTGGAGGGTTACCAAGACATGTCTACGATTAGGTAGCAGGATAATCGGTAAGTGCCTAATGGGATCAACGCCTAACGCTCTTGCAAAGGGAGGATCTAACTTCAAGAAGCTGTACGAGGACTCAAACATAAAGACAAGGAACAACAACGGACAGACTAAGTCTGGTATGTACTCGCTGTATATACCGATGGAGTGGAACTTTGAGGGGTACATAGACATCTACGGTATGCCAGTGTTCAGAGAGCCAGCAAAGCCAGTGCAGAGTATAGATAAGTCTATGATAAAGACTGGTGCAGTTGACTACTGGGAGAACGAGGTAGAGTCACTTAAGTCTGACGCTGATGCCCTTAACGAGTTCTACAGGCAGTTCTCTAGGACAGAGTCTCACGCGTTCAGGGACGAGAGCAAGTCATCCATATTCAACCTAACAAAGATATACCAGCAGATAGACTACAACGACTCTCTTATAAAGGACAGGGTTCTGACTCGTGGATCTTTTAGTTGGTACGAAGGAAAGAAGGACACAAAGGTTGTATGGACACCAGACACAAGGGGAAGGTTCCTAGTATCCTGGATACCAAGTAACCAGATGCAGAATAACGTCATCAATAAGAATGGGATGAAGTACCCAGGTAACGACCATATCGGTGCGTTTGGTTGTGACCCTTATGACATATCTGGGACAGTTGGTGGTGGTGGATCTAACGGATCACTTCATGGACTCACTAAGTTCAATATGGACGACGCACCTAGTAACCACTTCTTCCTTGAGTACATAGCAAGGCCACAGACCGCAGAGATATTCTTTGAGGAGGTACTGATGGCGTGTGTGTTCTATGGCATGCCTATACTTGTTGAGAATAATAAGCCAAGGCTACTGTACCACCTAAAGAACAGGGGTTACAGGGGATTCTCTATGAACAGGCCAGACAAGCACGTAACGAACCTATCTAAGACAGAGAAGGAACTAGGAGGTATACCCAACTCATCTGAGGACGTTAAGCAGTCACACGCGGCTGCAATTGAGTCATACATAGAGAAGTACGTAGGACTAGATATGGAGGGAACGTACAGGGACTCTGACGAGATGGGCGACATGTACTTCACAAGAACTATAGAGGAGTGGGCCAAGTTTGATATTAATAATCGTACAAAATTTGATGCCGCAATTAGCTCTGGACTAGCTATAATGGCTAATCAAAAGAATGTGTACCTTACGGCAAAAAAAGAATCGAAATTAAGCATTACCTTTGCGAAATATAATAATAACGGAAGATATAGTGAAATTATAAAATAGTGGCATATTTATATAGACATATTAGATTAGATAAAAATATACCATTCTACATAGGAATAGGTATAGATAGTAATTACTATAGAGCTAATTCTAAAAAAAGTAGAAATGATCACTGGAATAAAATAGTAAATAAAACAGAATACGAAGTAGAGATACTATTTGAGCACGAAGATTATAATTTTATAAAAGAGAAGGAAAAAGAATTTATATTTTTGTATGGTAGAAAAGATACCAATAATGGGATGTTAGTTAATAAGACTGATGGTGGAGATGGTTGTTTAGGATTAATTCATTCAGATGAAGCTAAATTAAAAATGAGTATTCCAAACAAAGGAAAAATAATTTCTGAAGAACAAAAGAGAAAAGTTTCTGAATTTCATAAAGGAAAAATTGTAAGTAAAGAAACAAGGTTAAAAATGTCAGAGGCTAGAAAAGGAGATAAAAATTCAAGATACGGTAAAACTATTTCTGAAGATACTCGTAATAAAATGATAAGTTCTGCAAGAAGAGGTTCTGAAAATGTTACTGCAAAACTAAGTGAAAATGATGTAATATCTATTAGAAAAATGTACAAAACTAAAAAATATACTTATTTAAAATTAGCTGAAATTTATGCAATTTCAAGAAGTAATATAAAATCTATATTAAACAGAAATACTTGGAAACATATATAAATGAAAGACGTAAAAATAAATATACCTGAGACTGCATTTCCAGATCAGTTTGCTTCAGATAAACAAAAAGAATCTTACGAATACGGATTACAGATTGGTAACGCTATCTCTTACGAGTGGTTCAGGAAAGATAACCATAACTCAAGATTTTATAATCAGTGGGGGGACTTCCATAGATTAAGACTATACGCAAGGGGAGAGCAGTCAGTGGCCAAGTACAAGAACGAGATGGCTGTTGATGGCGACCTTAGTCATTTAAACCTAGACTGGACTCCAGTACCTATCATACCTAAGTTTGTTGATGTTGTTGTTAACGGAATGAATGACAGACTGTTCAAGGTTAAGGCATACGCACAGGATTCGATATCACTACAGAAGAAGACCAAGTATCAGGACATGATACAGGCAGACATGCTATCAAAGGATATATTAACTGGCATTAAGGATAATCTAGGTGTTGACGCGTTCGACACAAATCCAGATGAGTTACCAGAGAACGACGAGGAACTTGCTCTATACATGGAGCTTAAGTACAAGCCAGCGATAGAGATTGCTGAGGAGGAGGCCATCAACACTGTACTAGACCAGAATAACTACAACGAGACAAGAAAGAGGATAGACTATGACATTGCCACACTAGGAATAGGTGTTGCAAAGCATATGTTCCTTCCAGGTGCTGGTGTAAAGATTGAGTACGTAGACCCAGCAAATGTTGTACATAGTTACACAGAGGATCCAAACTTCAAGGACTGCTTCTACTGGGGAGAGATCAAGACAGTTCCAATAACGGAGCTTGTAAAAATAGATCCTAGCTTAACTAATGAACAACTTGAAGAGATTTCTAAGTATAGTCAGTCTTGGTATAACTACTACAATTCATCCCAGTTTTATAATAACAGCCTCTTTAGCAAGGACTCTGCTACACTGCTATATTTTAACTATAAGACGACCAAGAATATAGTATACAAGAAGAAGAACCTAGACAATGGTAACTTCAAGATAATAGACAAAGAAGACACGTTCAATCCTCCACAGGAGATGATGGACGAGGGTAACTTCGAAAAGATTGAGAAGAGAATAGACGTGTGGTACGATGGTATCATGGTCATGGGAACTAATATAATGCTGAAGTGGGAGCTGTCAAGGAATATGGTAAGACCTAAGTCTGCATCTCAGCGTGCGATACCAAATTACGTAGCAGTTGCACCAAGGATGTACAAGGGAGCCATAGAGTCACTCGTTAAGAGGATGATACCGTTCGCTGACCTTATACAGGTTACTCACTTAAAACTACAGCAGGTCATATCTAAGGTTGTACCTGATGGTGTATTCATTGATGCCGATGGTATCAACGAGGTAGACCTTGGAACTGGATCAGCATACACACCAGAGGACGCACTCAGACTATACTTCCAGACTGGTAGTGTTATCGGTAGGAGCTACACAGGAGATGGTGAGTTTAATAATGCAAGGGTTCCTATCCAGGAGCTTAACTCTAATAGTGGACAGGCCAAGATATCTAGCCTTGTAGGAAGTTACAACCACTACCTAGGAATGATTAGAGATGTTACAGGACTTAACGAGGCACGTGACGGCTCTATGCCAGATCCAAACTCTTTGGTTGGTGTACAGAAACTAGCAGCACTTAACTCAAACACAGCTACAAGACACATACTAGAGTCTAGCTTATACATTACAAGGACTCTATCTGAAGCTATATCTTATAGGGTTGCTGATATACTAGAGTACTCAGACTTTAAGGACGAGTTCATACTTCAGATTGGTAAGTACAACGTGAGTATACTTGAGGACATAAAGGATCTTCATATATACGACTTTGGTATATTTATAGAGGTTGCTCCAGATGAGGAAGAGAAGGCACAACTAGAGGCTAACATTCAGATGGCTCTATCTAGAGATGCTATTTATTTAGAGGATGCAATAGACATCAGGGAGATTAGAAACCTTAAGCTGGCTAATCAGTATCTTAAACTTCAGAGAAAGAAGAAGGAGGACACGGTTCAGAAGAACCAACAGGCTCAGCAACAGATGCAGGGTCAGATACAACAGCAGTCTCAACAGGCGGCAGCTCAGAATAATTTACAGGCCATACAGGCAGAGACACAGTCTAAGATGCAGATCAAGCAGGCTGAAGTTGGTTTTGATATTGAGAAATTGAAACAAGAGGCTCAGCTTAAGATGGAACTTATGAGGATGGAGTTTGATCTACAGATGCAACTAAAAGGCGTTGAGACAGAGCAACTTAATCAGAAGGACACACTTAAGGAGAAGGCAAAAGATAAGAGAATAAGCATACAGAATACACAACAATCAAAGTTAATTGACCAGCGTAAGAATAACCTTCCACCTGTAAACTTTGAATCGAATGAGGATAGCTTGGACGGATTCGATATGGCTGAATTCGAACCAAGATAATTAGTAACTTTGCAAAAAAATTAAATCAAATGGAAAATTTCACAGTTAGAGACGTAGGTGTCTCTGAGCAAAAGTCTATTCAAGAGGTAGAACAGCAGTTGTTAGATCAACACGAGGAGAAGTTTAGTCAGGATGTTCAACAGGATGAGCCGATCATTGCAAATGAACAGATTGAAAAGGATGAACTGAAGGACGAGGATGTACTATCGTACATTAAGAACAGATACAATAAGGAAGTAAACTCAATTGATGAGTTATTTCAAAAGAGGGAGGATACAGAAGAGTTGCCAGGCGACGTATCTGCATACTTCAAATATAAGAAAGAGACTGGACGTGGGATAGAAGACTTTGTTAAGTTAAACAGGGACTACGACTCAATGGATTCAGACTCATTGTTGGCAGAGTACTACTCACAGACAGATGAAGATCTGGACGAGGAGGATATCGCTTATATGATTGAGGACAAGTTCTCGTACGACGAGGACCTAGACGATCCAAAAGATATCAAGAAGAAAGAACTCGCCAAGAAGAAAGAGCTTGCTAAGGCCAAGAAGTACTTTGAGGATTCAAAGGAGGCGTACAGGATACCAGTTGAGTCAGCTGGAGGTCTTGTCTCTGATGATGAGAAGGAGACTTACAACGCCTACAAGAAATACGTTCAAGATTCGCAGAGTCAACAAGAAGAAAATTACAGAAAATCTGAGTATTTTCAAAAGAAGACGGAGGAGCTTTTCTCTGATGATTTCAAAGGTTTTGATTTCGTTATAGGAGATAAGACAGTTAAGTTTTCACCTGGAGATGTTAAGGAGACTAAGAAAATTCAATCAGATGTTTCAAATTTCATATCTAAGTATATAGATGCGAATGGAATGATATCTGATCCTGTTGGTTACCACCGTTCATTAGCAGCTGCTATGAACCCAGAGAAGATGGCCACGTTCTTTTACGAACAGGGCAAGGCTGAAGCGTTATTAGATAATGCAAGAAAAATTAAGAACATTGACATGGATACCAGGAGTACTCCGCAGTCAATCAGCCAGTCTGGTTTTAAAGTTGTAGCTACTGACAGTGATAGCGGAAGAGGATTAAGAATAAAAAGTAATAGGAACAATTAAAACACAAAAAAATGCCAGCACAAGTAGCCAGTACCCCAGGGTACGCATTACAGCCAAGCGCAACGAGACAAACTCTTGCGACAAATTACATCACTGACTTCAACTTCTTGAATCAGTACCTTCCAGACACGTACGAAAAAGAATTCGAGCGTTATGGAAATCGCTCAGTAGCATCTTTCTTAAGAGCTGTTGGAGCTGAGATGCCATCTACATCAGACCTTATCAAGTGGGCTGAACAAGGGCGTCTACACACTAAGTACGTAAACTGTGCCTCTGGAGCAGCAGCTGGAGCTGACACTGCAACAATCACAGTTTCTGACACATTGATCCCATCTTCTAACCTTTCTGGTACCGCTAGAATTGCGTTTAAAGTTGGTCAAACAGTATTGATCTCTGACAACGCGTCTTCAAAATCAAACAAGGGTATCATCACAGCTGTATCTTCTTCTGCTAACACATTTGATGTTGCATACTACGCAGCTGCAGGCCAAACATTTGCAGCTACAGATACTGTAAGTTGTTTTGTTTACGGTTCTGAGTTCAGAAAAGGAACAGAAGGAATGGTTCAGTCTGTTGAAGCATCTGACTCTATCTTCTCTAACAACCCAATCATCATCAAAGAGAAGTACGCTGTTACTGGATCTGACATGGCTCAGATTGGATGGATTGAGGTTACAACTGAGAATGGAGCTACAGGATTCTTGTGGTACATTAAATCAGAGCACGAAACTCGTTTGCGTTTCGAGGATTACTTAGAGATGTCTATGATCGAGGCAGTTCCTGCTGAGGCAGCTTCTGGAGCTATTGCTACTACATCTGTAGGAAACAAAGGATCTGAGGGTATGTTCTATGTTATCGGAAACAGAGGTAACGTATTCAGTGGTGGTAATCCAACCGCATTGTCTGACTTTGATGAGATCATCAAGAGACTTGACAAGCAAGGTGCTATCGAAGAGAATGTGTTGTTCATCAACCGTCAGTTCTCTTTTGACATTGACGATATGTTAGCAGCTCAAAACTCTTACGGATCAGGTGGTACATCTTACGGTTTGTTTGATAACGACAAGGAGATGGCATTGAACTTAGGGTTCACAGGTTTCCGTAGAGGTTATGACTTCTACAAGACTGACTGGAAGTACTTAAATGATGCAGCCCTTAGAGGTGGTATCGTTGGTGGTGCTATCAATGGTGTATTAGTTCCAGCTGGATCTACTACAGTATACGATCAGGTTCTTGGTAAAAACGCTAAACGTCCATTCTTACACGTACGTTACAGAGCTTCTGAGACAGAAGACAGACGTTACAAGACTTGGATCACAGGTTCTGCAGGTGGAGCACAAAACTCTAGCTTAGATGCAATGGAGGTTCACTTCTTATCTGAGAGAGCTTTATGTACATTAGGAGCTAATAACTTCTTCTTGTTCACAAACTAGAATAAATAGTTAGGGATGCGGCGGTAATCGCCGCATTCTTTTTAATAAATTAAATCACATCAAATGAAAAATCAAGCAGTAGATAAGATCTACATTCTAAAGGGAGACTCAACTCCACTTACTTACATGTTGTCATCAAGAAACACACGTAGAGCACCTCTACTTCACTTCGATGGAGCATCAAATAGGGCATTACGTTATGCCGTAAATCAAAAATCACCATTCGAGGAAGAACAGGATGGGAACTCTATACTAGAGCCAATTGTCTTTGTTGATGGGGCACTAATTGTTCCTAAAACAAATCCAGTTCTACAACAATTCTTATCTCTACACCCAGGGTATGGAGATGTCTTCGAAGAGGTTAACAATGAGCAGAATGCCGCAAGCGATATCGAATACTTTAATGCAGAACTAGACGCTCAGTTAGCAGCTAGAGAGTTAAATGTTGAGATGTTAGAGGCTGTGGCCAGAGTTTTATTAGGGGCAAACATCGAGAAGATGTCAACAGCAGAGCTTAAGAGAGACGTGTTTGTTTACGCAAGGTCGTACCCATCAGACTTCTTAAATATGCTTAATGACCCAATGTTAAAGTTGCAGAATACCTGCGCTAAGTTCTTTGAATACAATGTAATTGTTATGAAGAATAAGGACAGAGACATCTACTTTAACTTACCACAAAACAAGAAGAAGATACTTACCGTTCCATATGGAGAGGATAAGAACTACATACTGGCATCATACCTTCAGACAGACGAAGGGATTGAGATCCTTAAGTTACTAGAAAATAATATCAAGTAATTCAAATTAAACACTCCAAAATAAGGGGTGTTTTTTTTTGCTATCTTTGTAAAAAGTTTTTAGTATGATAGATTCGGTAAGAAATACGGTACTCTCTGCCGTAAATAAAAATAATTTTGGGTACATAACTCCAGATGATTTTAATTTATACGCAAAGCAGGCCCAGATAGATATATTTGAGGACTACTTCTACCAGTACAATACCTGGATAAACAAGATGAACAATAGACAGTCTGGCACTGGATATGCGGACATGATAAGGTTAGCTGAGGAGGTTATAGATAGTTTCTCTTCGACGTCTACTCTTGACCCATTTGAATTAGATTCAAACGTATTCGAACTTCCTAGTGACTACTACTACGTTAACACAATAAGATACGGATCAAAGGAGATAGACAGACTATCACACGATAAGATATTGAATTTACTTTCATCTAATCTAACATCGCCATCTACACTATATCCAGCATACACGCAGGAGGGAGACTATATTACAGTGTATCCAGATACAATTATAACCAATGTTAAGTCTCAGTATATAAGAGTTCCAAAGGATCCAAAGTGGACATATATAATGGTAAATGGAGCACCTATATTTAATCAGAACAATGACTATCAAGACTTTGAGTTACCTGTTACTGACGAGCCTCTGCTTGTTGCTAAGATACTTAAGTACGCTGGTCTATCTATAAGAGAGGCTGACGTGTACCAGTTTGGTAATGTTGAGCAGACTAATAATAAACAAATACAAGGATAATAATGGCATACTTAACTGGCTATCAGTACTATGAGAACTCTGGTCAAAATCCAGAGGGAGAGAACTGGGGATCCTATCAGTACACATCGTTGGATGATGTTGTGAATAACTTCATGCTGATGTACGTTGGAAATGATAAGTTAATCAATAACGTGTCTAGGTATAACGTACTGTTCCATGCAAAGAGAGGAATACAGGAGGTAAACTATGACGCGCTTAAGGAGATTAAAGTTCTTGAGATAAGCATATGTGACGACCTTAAATTTGTACTGCCAGATAACTACGTAAACTACGTAAGAATATCATTATATAAGGACGGCATACTTCGTCCACTTACAGAGAACATTCAGACAAATTATAGCAACAGTTACCTTCAGGATAACAACTGTAGAATATTATTTGATCAGGACGGAGATATTTTAGAGGGTACCTCTATAATGGACAACGATAGGATCACAAACCAACAGAAGACAATGTATCCTGGTGAAGGCCCATTCAGTGGAAGAGAGGGTTTTAACTATAATGGAATGTGGTACTTCGACTACCCTGTAGGCGCTAGGTTTGGTCTTAACACTGAGACTGCCAATGTAAATCCTACATACAGGATAGACAAGAAGTCTGGAGTCATAAACTTTGGATCAGGAATGGCTGGAGAGTTGTGTATACTTGAGTACGTATCAGATGGTATGGAGGAGGGTGACGACTCAAAGGTAAGTATAAACAAGATGGCAGAGGAGTTCCTATATGCTCACATAAAGTACCAGATACTATCATCTAAGTTTGGTGTGCAGGAGTACGTTGTACAGAGAGCAAAGAAGGAGAGAACAGCCATACTAAGGAACACAAGAATAAGACTAGGAAACATTCACCCAGGAAGACTTCTCATGAACATGAGAGGCAAAGATAAATGGATTAAATAAGCATGGCAAACACACTTGATTCAGCTGAAGCATTATTCTACGCTGGGAGAATGAATAAGGACCTTGACGAAAGATTTATTAGACCAGGTGAGTACATAGACGCACTTAACATAAGAATTGGATCATCAGAGCTTGGTGCAACAACTAACTCAGACTTGGGAAGTGCTGGTGCTATAGAGAACACTAAGGGAAACACATTACTTACTAACCTTAAGTACATTAGTTATAATGATGCCAAGTGTATTGGAGCCTATGAGGACTCAACTAACGAGACCATATACTGGTTTGTAGCTTCTGAAGATGCTGACGTTGTTGTGTCATACAATGTAAATAATAGTGTTACTATATATCACCTAGTTGGTAACTTAAACTTCGATAAAAAGTATCTTATAAATGGCATAAATAAGATTGACGACTTATTATTTTGGACGGATAACTTAAATCCACCAAGAAGAATAAACGTAACAAAGACTTACAATAACTTTGATGAGAGTGATATATCTGTGATAGTTGCTCCTCCAATGAGCGCTCCACTAGTTTCATTATATAACACTCCAGGAGAGGAGAACTACATACTTGACAAGTTTATATCGTTCTCATACAGATACAAATACGACAACGGTGAGTACAGCGCGCTGTCTCAGTTTGCAGACATAGCGTTTGAGCCAGGAGAGTTTGAGCTGGACTACTCTAACTTTACAAATGTAGGGATGACAAACTCTTTCAACTCTGTTTTAGTTCAGTTTAATACTGGACCAAGGCAGGTTGTTGGTATTGATATATGCTTTAAACTATCTAACTCAACAATTATAAATGTTGTAGAGAAGTTTGATAAGAAAAAGGAAGGGTGGTTTGATAATAAAACAGATCAGACACTTACATTCACAAACAGAAAGATATACACTACACTTCTAGAGAGTGAGCTACTAAGACTGTACGATAATGTTCCAAGGACTGCAAAGGCACAGACATCTATCGGTAACAGGATAATGTACGCTAACTATATAGATGGTTACGATGTTGGAGAGGTTGACTACTTACTACAGGTTATAAGCAGTGATCCAGAGGATAACTCGCTTCCAGTTGCCTATACTGATGGAGTTGATTATACAATAGACCCTGCAACAACTAAAACTGTATCTGGGTCAAATATAAATATAGATTTTTCTAATCGTCCACTAAAGAAGAACTTTGTACTTACAATAGATTTTAACATAATAAGTAACTCGTACTCTGGAAACTCTAACTTTGATAATCCACCAACCTCTCCAGGTCCTGGATCTTCTAATAATTTCTCGTACACGTTTTCTTATTTATTGTTAAAGGACTATGGATCAGTATACGAGTTAGCTAATAGTCAGGAGTTTAAAGATGCAGTATCTACACACAAGCCATACGCTAATGCAAATCCACCATTGTCACTTACAGATGCGTTTAATGCTGATAAGGTTCCAAAGATAGCATATACTCCATATGGTGAGTGGCTTGATATAAATAGTGGAATAACCGCTATAGATGGATCATTTAAAATAACAGCGTCTATAGGAAGTAACATACTTGGTATACAGTGCCCTGCGGTTAAGTTTAGTACAGAGTACCCATCAGGTACATTTTTATATGGATACCAGTACTTTAATAACTCAACAACTGATGTATACTTTACAGAACTAGGAGCCAAGAAGAGTCTACATAGTAACAGGGACTATGAGGTTGCTATAGTTTATATGGATGATTACTTGAGGAGTTCTACAGCACTTGTAGATACTGAAAATACAGTATTCATAGACTCTACGCACTCAGCTAATATAAATAATATTAGGGTAACACTAAAAAATTTACCTCCAGTTTGGGCTACAAAGTATAAGTTTGTACTTAAGCAGTCTTTATCAACTTATGAGACAGTTTATACAAACCTATTCTTTAAAGATGATCAGGGTAATACATGGTTTAGATTAGAGGGTGATAATAGACAGAAGGTTTCTGAAAATCAGACATTAATAGTTAAGAAGGATACAGTTGGAGTTGTAAATAACTTAACAACAACAACAGTTTTAGAGTTAGTTACTCAGTCTGAGGACTTTATAAGTAACAATGAGAATAGTAATGGAGATCTAATAACGGAACCAGCAGGACTATACATGAGACTTAGACCATCTGGTTTTACAGCTGAGTACGATCCTGATTCGTTTAGATATGACGGAATTAAAACTAGTAGCAACTATTCTGACTATTATTTTGACGAGTTAAATCCAGATTTTATTCCAGGAGATCCAATTGATCCAGATAATAGAAAGTATAGACCATTTGCTGTTCCAGCAGGAAGTCAAATAAAGTTTACAATTGGAATGCATAGAGACGGTTCTGGAAATCGTTGTGATGACTTCTGGTATGACTATAGTAAGACGTTCATAGCTGCTGAAGATTATGCTGATATGTTCCAGTGGTACTTGGCTCAGGGAGTAAACTTTGATGACGGAACATTTGCTGGAGGTGAGACTCCTCCTGAAAACGTACAGTGGTATGAACTTGTAAGTTATAGTGAGCCTATGTTTAATTATAATGATAGTTGGTATGGAGAACAAGTGAGTAATTTCTTCTTTCAGGCAGAGGATATAAATATTACTCCTGGAGGAAATGTTGTTCCTGCTCAGGGACGACTTAGGTTCAGAGCTACAACTGGTATTCCTTGCTGTAGATGTAATGGAATAAATCCAAAGCACTCTAGAGTTACATTAAACATAAGTGTACAGACTGGATCTGGGATGATTATATTTGAGACACAACCAGAGCCTTCTAACGGTGAGATATACTACGAGAACAGTCAGAGCTTTGATATTGTTGAAGTTAGTGGATCTAAGTATCACATGAGTGGATCTGGACTATACGATCAGAATCAGACTAGTACACAGCCTGCTGTAATCGACTTAGATTTCTTCAACTGCTTCACGTTTGGTAACGGTGCAGAGAGTTACAAGGTAGGTGACTCACTTACAGGAGCTCCATTCTATTTAGGAAGCAGGGTTACTGCTGTATCACAGGAGGACTTCAAGGAGGCAAACAGGTACGCAACAATAACATACAGTGGAGTTTACAATGAGGAGACAAACCTAAACAAACTAAACGAGTTCAACCTTGCACTAGTAAACTGGAAGGACTGCGAGAAGTCTTTCGGACCAATAAACGTGATACACGCAAGAAAGACGGACGTTCTAGTACTACAGGAGGATAAGATATCTAGTGTATTAGTGTTAAAGAACTTAATTTCTGATGCTGCTGGTGGAGGTGCTATAACATCTAATCTAGAGGTACTTGGAACTCAGATAGCTAGGATAGAGGAGTACGGAATAAGTAACAACCCAGAGAGTTTCGTTGTTTACGGATACGACTCTTACTTTACTGATACTAAGAGAAACGTGGTTCTTAACCTAAAGGGTGAGGATCTTACTCCTATATCTAGTCTAGGTATGACAAACTGGTTTAGATCTCAGTTCAAGGATAGGGTTGGATACCAGAACATTGGAGGATATGATCCATATATGAAGGAGTACATACTTTCACTTAATGAGAATCAACTTCCGTCAGATCCTATACTATATAACTGTGGCACTACAATATCACAGTACAGATTTAATGATACGTATACGTTTGAGGTTGAGCTTGGGAATGGATTAGGAGATGTTGTTCTTGATTACAATATATTATATGGAGAGGCTCAAGTTGTTGTTAGTTATAATGAGAATGTTGTTATAGATGAGATACTGATGTCAAGTGGTTCTTATTCATTCTATAAAGATACTCTGTTTCCTACAAAGGCACAGGTGACTGTATATGCAGAGTACGCAACATATAATATGACAATAAACTGTCCAGTAACTCAGGAGATAACAGTTGTTAGGGTTGTTCTTAACTCTGTTGATAACTTAGGAGAGACAGTACATAATAACTATAACTGGACACTTGACTCTATATCTAGTGCTTACAATACGGACTTCATAACTATGGAGGCCGACGGTGTATCGCTATACGATTCTGACACTGGAATGTCTTCACAAGGGGTACTTCCTGCGTTTGGAAGTACAGTCAAGATGAGTTCTAATAAACTTACTGATGACACGTTTGTGTTTAATAATAATAAATTCAAGTACCTAGTATCTGACACGCTGTACACAGAGGCCGAGATTAACTTATTACGAGGAGAACTTCTTATTCCTATTAATCCTATTATAAGTCCTTCCGCTGGAAACTATGAGACTAGTTTTGTATATGATAATCCAGATGGATATCAGTACCTGTACCTAGTGTGGGATTATTCAATAAGCACACCTATAAACCTGTGTTATGATGAAACATCTATAAATGATGTCTGTAACTGTGTTTTACCAGACTATGAAATAGCAGATTATTCAGAAACAGATTATTCAGTAACAATTTAAAAATAAAAAAATGGCAACAAGATCAGCTTTAACAACATTAATAAATACAAACTTACAGTCAGGTACAGGTATTACAGCAACAGAACACAGACAAGTAGAGCAGGCCATTGTAGACTCTTCAGTTCCTTATAATGTAGGGTACTTTATAATACCCGATGTAGGTTCAACAACTGGAGCATTAACAGTCAGTGGAGCATCAAGTGCAACTGCATCTGTTCCTTTTGCAAACTTGTCTAAGGTTGTGGTAGTATTTAATACAGCAATGCCAAGCACTAACTATTATGTAAGAATATTTGTAAAGTCAAACAGTAATACAGCTCAACAATTGCACAGTGTTTATACTCCTTACTTTACAAACACACTAACAACAGGATTTGATATGTATGTTAGAGAGGCATCTAACGTAGTTCAATCATTAACTTTTTATTTTGAAGCAGTACCTTTATGAATGTATATATAGACTCAGCAAATTTTTCAACGGCAACTACAGTTTATCTGGACAGTTTGTTGACAGAGGTGGCTCCAGATGGGTACTACTCTGACACTGTAAATTATAGAAGACAGGTTGATGCTAGGCTAACAGATATAGTTTTATGTCCTGATCTGTCTCCATCTACATATCACTTCTCTAATCCAGGTAGAAATAGTTCTTCTCTAGCTTGTGCGTTTACTACGTTTACTAACACGTTTTATTCTGACTCAATAGCACTAGATTTAGATTCAGTTTTATATACTAATTCATCTTTAATTACTAGAGTAGCTGGAGGTGATCAGTGGTTTTTAGATGGAGCAGAGGGAACAGCATACCAAATAAATAATAGTGGAGTAATAATAGATTTTTATAACTGCATATGAATTATACACTAGCATATAGCGACGCATCGCAGGGATGGACATCGTTCTTCTCTTATGTACCAGAGAAGATGATAGGCATGAATAGCTACTTCTACTCTTTTAAGAATGGGAACCTGTGGAGACACAATACGAATGATGAGAGAAATAACTTCTATGGAGTACATAATCACTCAAAGGTATCTGGTGTGTTCAATGTAGAACCAAACACTGTTAAGAACTTCAACACGTTCGTAACAAATAATGACACTCCATGGGACTGCACGTTCTACACGGACCTGTCTAAGGGAACAGCTTTAGCAACTCAGTTCACTGAGAAGGAGGGTAGTTACTTTGCGTACATACGTGGTGCATCAAATAACAACGACCCTAAGCTGAGATCTAACCACGGAATTGGAGTTCCAGTATCTGTGGTATCAACAGTTCCATCAGCAGTTGTGGTCACGTTCTCAGGAGACATAGGAAGCATTATCAGCACCAGAAGCCCACTAATAGATGGTGGCACTGGAGGAAGTGAGATATATGCTGGAACTATAGTGTCAAACGCAGTTACATCTACACGGTTTATAGGTGTTGTTACAGCAAGAACTTCTAAGTCTATAACGATAGACACTACTGTTTCTGGTGGTAGCATTCCACTTGTAACCGATATGGTATTATACTCTAAGAATCTAGAGGCAGAGTCCTATGGGCTTAGGGGTTATTATATGCAGTTTGAGTTAGAGAATCAGTCAACTAGTAGAGTTCAACTTTACAATGTGCAGTCAAGTATTTTTAAAAGTTATCCTTAAAAATTCACTACCTTTGCAGTATGTACATACGAAAGTTAGAGCATAGTGACTACGACGATATACTGTCTAAGTGGTGGACAGACTGGAGATGGTTAGTTCCTCCAAGAGATTTCTTACCAGAGGATGCTACTGGTGGTCTAATTATATACGACGAGGATGTTCCAGTTTGTGCTGGATTTGTCTACATGACAAACTCTAAGGTTGGATGGGTTGAGTTTGTGGTATCAAATAGAGAATACAGAGATAAGGAGAATAGGAAACTGTACCTTTCAACTCTTATAGACTCGTTAGGAAATATACTAAAGAGTGTCGGGGCAAAGTACACGTACGTGTCTCTAAAGAACGAGAGTCTAATAAAAATATACGAGGAGCTTGGATACGTTAAGGGATCCAATGGATGTTTAGAAATGATAAAACAATTATAGTATGCCATTATTTACAACAGCAGCAGCAGCTGCGGGCACAGCAGCAGTTATAGCAGGAGTAGGTACAGCAGCATCAATAGGAATGAACCTATCTGCAGCTGCAAAACAGTCCAAGGCTCAGTCTGCGGCAGAGCAGGCAGCTGGAGAGGCTGCTAAAAAAGCAGAGTCAGAGTACCAGAAGGAGTTTATGGGTGGCGTACAGCTACCTATGGAGGCTTACCAGCAGGCATCAAGGGCAGAGACGGCACAGCAGATGCAGTCACTACAGGCACTACAGGAGGCAGACACACGATCTCTTGCAGCAGGTGTTGGAAAGGTTCAAGCAGAGGCAACAAAGGGACAGGCTGAAATATCACAGCAGATGGGCAAGGATCTGTATACACTAGAGGCTGCACAGGCAGCTGAGAAACAAAAGAATAGGGATGCAATAGCTAGGATGAATGAGCAGAGAGCTATGGGAGCACAGGCTGCTGCAGCAAATGCAGAGATGGCAAAGATGAATGCTTATGCAGGTATAGGAACTAGTTTATCTGGATTAGGACAGATGGTGAGTAAGTCATCTTCTTTATATCCAAATACTGGAGATGCTCCAGATATTAGTAAAGGATTTACTGTAAACGGATCTACATCTCCACTAAGTAGTGGATTTAATCCAGCTAGTCAGTCACCAATAGGAGATAGATTTGCAACTCCTATAACCCCTACTCCTAAAGCATTTGGACCACAGAACGCATACGGTATTTTTCAACAGTATCCTGGAGTAACTTCTCCACAACAGCAGTTGATTAATGATTTAGGATATAATCCAAATGATATGTATTCATCAGGATCTGGATATTAATAAAAATAAATAAATGGAATACTACGGATACAAGGACAGAGGCGAGGCAGGTAACCCTATAGTTGACTGGAGTAAGATTGCAAGCGACCTTACAGCTAATCTAACAAAGATTGAAGAGGGTAGAGAGGCAAAGCGTAAGGAGATCGACGATGTTACCCAAAACTATATCGATGAGATCAATAAGGTAGACGTTGGTCACAGCCAGTCTATGGGTACGTTCATTCAGGACGCAGCCAACTCTACAAAGCAGTACACTCTAATGCAACAGAAACTTCTGAAGCAGGGTAAGATAGACCCTAACCAGTACAAGATGAACCTGCAGAATCAGAAGGACTCATGGGCAGCATTTACTGGTGTTTCTAAGAACTGGAACGCTAACTACGACAGGTTCGTAGATCTTCAGAATAAAGGACTTGTTGGACAGCAGGCCGCAGATATGATGGAGAAACTTGGAAGTATGCAGGACCTACAGAATAAGAAGGCATACATAGATCCAGCAAGTGGAAACCTGTACGCTGCTGAGTATGATAAGAATGGAAAGATAGACACCACAAAGTTTCAGCCTACGAGTGCTACTACTTTATTGAAGTTGATGGGAGATACACCTTTAAAGGTGAACGTAACCGCTGAGGTTGCTAAGAACAACAAGATAGCAGAGTTCAAGAGGGTTATTGGCAACAGAAGTATATCGGATCCAACCATTAGACCAGAGTATGAAAGAATGTCTGAACAGATAGCTAATAGTGTACTGTCTACAGATAGAGCAATTGGAAGCGTACTTATGGATGCTGTGGGTGGATATAAGGCTACATTTCAAACAGATCCTAAGTTATACACAGATCAAGAAAAAGAACTCTCTAAGGCAGGGAAACTAATTACATATAAGTTAGACGGAACTGGGAACTACAACCCAGCTGACTTTACACCAGCACAGATGGAGGAGGCTAAGAAGGCTGTCAAGGACAACCTAAGGTCACAGCTTGGATACGAGGCAGAGCCTATTAAGACATCAGGTAGTGGTGGTGGATCAGATAAAGGTCCTACATGGGCTCAACAACAAAAATTTATTGAAGGTCAACCTGATTTTGGAGAGGTTATAGCTGTAAAAAATAATCAAGGAAATGTTGTAGAAGCTAAATTAGGAATCAGTAATGTTCGTATAAAGAAAGGAACTGGAGTTGAGGATGAAATAACTGGACTTAGACTTAAAGGCGGTAAATTATTAATGGATTATACAAGATATGAAGGTTCAGAGTCACTTACTGATCAAGGATATAGAGAGACAACAAAGAAACAAACTAAACATACAATAAGTCAAGACCAGGCAGAATTATCTGCTAAATTAAAATCTTTAGGATTTAGTTCAATGTCTCAGGCAAGACAGTATCTTAAAGACCAGTCAGGTATGGTTAACTTGATGAAAGGTGCTGCTGCTGTTGCAAAAGGTCCATCAGAAGACGAGATTAAATTTTATATGAAGAAAAATCCAAATGCAACCAGAGCTCAAATAATAGAAGGTTTAAAAAATAAATAATTATGCCAGATAAAAAAATAAAGTTAGATCTAACTGGATATGTTCCTAAAAATAAACCATCATTAGACTTAACAGGTTATGACGAATCTGTAAAAAAAAAAGTAGATTCAAAGCCTCGTTCTCAAGAGGAACTGTGGGGATCAGACTCACAACCTCAAGATTTGTATACTTCTTTGGTTACAGACGCACAGGAACCTCAACAGGAATCGGTTACTTCAGATGGGCCGCCTAAAATGAAAACATTTACTGGACTTACACCTGAAGAGCAACAGACTCTTCAGGCTAAACCTGCTCCAGATTATATGGTTAACAAGACAAGAGAAGAAGTTAATCTTGGCAATAAAAAACCAAAGAAGATTGAAAAAGATGCTATAGATAAAACTGTCGGATGGGTTGGAGGACTTGCCACAAAGGCAGGAGTTCCTTTATTAGAGTATGCTGATGATGTTGTTAAAGCATCTGCAAATATATTAAGAGAAGGTGGGTTTTTTGATGATGAAATTCCTGATACTCAAACTCCAATAACAGATGCATTAAAAAATAAAGTTAAAAAAAGAGAGGGGTCAGTAGAAACAGATTCTCCTTTTGATCCAATTGAAGTTATTAAAGGAGTTGGAAATATTGCTGGTAAAATAATAAACTCATCATTAAGCCAGGATAAAAAAAATGCTGTTATAAGAACATTAAATAACGCATCTCAAAGTTTACAAAGATATAAAGGTGGATTAGAACAAATACAATCTGAATATATGGGTCAGGATATTCCTACTCAAATAGCAGGTGGTATAGTATCATTTGTTCCAGATTTATTGGTTGCAAGTCTTCTTGATAATCCAGCTCCAGCAGAAGCAAGAATAGCTACATGGGGTAGTAAAATGTCTAAAGAGGCTGCTCCTTTAATAGAGAAATATGCTCCTAAGGCATCTAAGTTTTTACAAAAAGCAATAACTAAGGGAGGTGAATTTATAGAGGAAGGAGCTAAAGCAGGTCTAACAAAAGTAATGACCGCTAAAGGTATTACCAAAGGAATTGCAGAAGCAAAGCCAGGTGAAGATTTAACTACAGAAGGATTAAAACAAGGGGCAGAAGGATTTTTAGAAGGTCTTTATATGCACGGACTTGGTGTAATAACTGGAAAAATAACTCCAACAATATCAAAAGGAATATCAAAAGTTACAGGTGCTAATAGTGCTGTTGCATCTCTTATCACTACACCTCTAGCAAATGCAGGGGTATTTACTACAGCAAGAGCATTAAGAACAGGACTTACTGAGGGTAGGATAATAACTCCAGAAGAGGCTGCAGTTGAGGCTGGATCTGGTATTGGATTTAGTTTTCTTCATCTTGGAAGTCAGTATAAAACACATAATGAAGCTAATCATTATTATGATAATGTGTTAAACAATAATGATGCAGATTCTTTTAGTAGAGTTATAAATGAAACTAAAGACAATTTAGATGTTGCATATAATCCAAATAGAACTGAAGCCGATACAAAAGATCTTATGGATGCTCGTGATGAATTAAAAAAAGCCATTCTAAAAGAACCTGACTTAAATAAAAAGAAAATATTAGGAAATGAGGCTTTAAAACTTCAAAACCAGTTAGATGCATCAGTTGGTATTAAGACTATATTAGAAAATAAAGATGATATTATTAGTTCTATAAATAGTAATGAAAAATTATCTGACGAAGAGAAGTCTTTATACACTAAAAAAACTGAAGCTATTGCAGATCATTTTGATAATTCAGAGTTTGGAATAAAGAAGAAAGAATTAAATGCAAAGATAGGTGAGGTTGAAAAACAATTGAGTCTAGCTGGAGAAGATTTTTCAAACTTAAAGAAACCATCAGATAGAGTTTCTGCTAAATTAGAAGTAGAAAAGAAAAGAAAAGAATTAGAAGCATTAAATGTAGAACTAACAGACTTAATTACAAATCAATCTGCAGTAGAAGTTGTTAAACCTGCTGAAGTTGCAGTAAAACCTACAGAAGAACAGATATTAAAAGATGTGTCTGAAGGCAATTTAGCTACATTTACATATAAAGATAAAAGTGAAGTTCCTGATGCATTTAAAGATAAAATATCTAGCGAAGGAGAAGTTAATGGAGAAAAATTTGTAAGGGTTACAGTAGCAAAATCATTAGCAGATTATGAGTTATCAAAAGCAGAAAAACCTGCAGTAGAAGAAGTTGCTCCTGCAGAAGAAGCTAAAGTAGAGCATAATGGTATTGAGTATACTAAAAATGAAGATGGTAACTGGGTTAATACTAAGACTGGAAACGAAGTAAAAGGTATAGGAGAGACTGGAAAAGAACTGATAAAAACACTTGATGAATTATCTAATCCAAAAACTGAAGCAGAAAAGTACTCAGAAGAGCTAGACCAAACTAAAGCCGATAACCCAGAAGAATATTGGTCTGTAAGTCCTGTGTCTGCAGAAGACGCAGCTAAAGGAACCATTATAGATACACCTGATGGTGCAGCTATAGTTAAGCCTGACGGTGACATCGCTGGACTGTTTAAGAAGGCTACATCAAAGGCTAAGGGTGTTGCACAGGATCTACTTAAGAGAGCTATAGCTGCTGGAGGTAAGAAGCTGGATAACTTTGATGGATATCTAACAAAGCAGTACGAGAAGGCTGGATTCAGAATAGTATCAAGAACACCATTTAATGAGAAGTATGCAGATCCAGGATGGAATAAGGAGAAGCACGGAACACCAGATGTGGTTGCGATGATCTACGACCCAGAGGGTAAGTTAGATATACAAGAGAAGACATTTAATGATCCAGAGACTGGGTATGATGAGGCTATTGCCTACAGAGATTCGTTACTTAAACCATCACTTGAAAATGAAATTGAGGCAATAGGAAAACTATTTGATGAGAGTGGTAGAGGATTTAATGAGTCACAGGTTGAGAATGGAAAGAAGGCTCTAGAAGATATTGTCCCTGGTGTTGAGTGGATTGTTCATGATACTGAAGAGTCATATAGAAAGATTGCAGGAGATAACTCTAAAGGACACTATACAAGAGACTCAGATGGTAATGTAGTTATTCATATAAATAAATCAAAAGCTGATGGAACTACTGTAGCTCATGAGGTGTTTCATGCTGTAATTTTAGATAAGATATTAAACTTAAAAGATGCTCAAGACATAACAGCTCGTATGATGAAGGCTGTATACAAGACGGCTGATCCAATATTAAGATCTAAGTTAGATGCTTTTGCAGAAATGTACCCTGACGGTATTAAGAATGAGGAGAGACTTGCTCAACTTATTGGACTTATATCTGATGGATATAAGCAGATGACTCCAGCAAACAAAAGTATAGTTAAAAGATGGCTAGACTATTTTGCTAAGATGATTGGACGTAAGCCATTTACAGATAACGAGGTAATAGACTTACTTAATACTTTAGCTACAAAAGTTTCTACTGGTGAAGTTATTAGTGCGG